TGCCAAGCGTAATCGCAGTAGCAAAGTTTGAATCTAGCTGAGACAGCGGAATGTCAGTAGTCGCAGCAGCGAATGTATACGGAACAGGCATTTAGAACCTCACTCTCAATTCATGTTCATACTCAAAACCGTTGATAACGAACGAAGCCGAATTTGAAGTAACCGTCATCCCCAAATACTTACCCCACTGCTGCGCGTCGGTCTTGTATAAATAATAACCTTGACCGCCAATCCAATTGATCTGGACAGAAGAATTATTAACCCAATCAATAGGTTGGTTTGCATTATTCACCCATTGGGCAAAATTGCCAAGAGTGTACGGAGGGCTTGCATTACGTTCACTATCTACAGTCACGTTAAAAGTCGTGGCATTCGTAGTAGTTGCTTCAATACCAATCTTTAATGCTTGCTTGGTGCGAATAGGATCGCCCATAGGAAGCAATGCAGTTTCAACAACACTAGGTATAGCGGCAGTTGCATTTTGGTAAAACGTTACCAAGTTCGTACCGTTAGTGCCATACATCTTGATGTTGCCGCCAGTTGCCAATGATGCAACTAATTTAATGTCTGTTCCCTGATTGGTAAAAAACCATTTTTTCTCAAAGAAAACAGCCTGTATGTATTTGCTGGAACCGTTGTCGTTATAACGAATATTAAAAGCAGCACACAGAATGTTGTTTAGCAGGACTTGCCCACCAGTAACTGTAGCGGTAGCAAAGTCAATATCCGGGAATACGCCATCCAGCGGGTCAGACAGCTTAGAAGTAGTCGATCCAACCAGCGCATACACACCATATTCGTTCATAAACAGCACAGAACGGAAGTACGGGAAGATTGCATATCGCAGCCGGGAACCTACAGAAGCCGAGATATTGGTATTGGTAAATAGGGTCAGACCAATATCCGTTACCCGAACGTCAGAAAACACGTTAATGCTGTCTTCGCCAAAGATGTAGAGGAAGTTATTAGCTGACAGCAACTGCACAATGTTTGAATGCAGCGTGGAGTCTGTAAGCGTCAAAGCGCCTGAAGACAAGCTCACAAAGTCTGAATACGATCCTGCCGCTGTATAGCTGACTGTGCGGCCTTGTGCTACCCAAGTACGTCCTGAGAACGTCTGGATGCCTGTTAAATCGTTTGTATTGGCTATGGCAATAGCTGCTGCATTAGAGCCGCCACCGCCAGATATGCTTACTGTAGGCGCGGAGGTATATCCATCGCCATTGTTGGTCATGATGATCTGGCTTATTTGACCGCCAGATACAACAGCAGTAGCGGCAGCATTGTTCCCACCACCGCCGCTAAAACTAACAGTAATATTTGACGCATTGGTATATCCAGTGCCACCGTTAGTCACCAGCACAGATACCGTGCCGACCTTAAACGTTACAAGTCCAGCAATTGCAGTAGCGTTTGTGCCACCGCCACCAGTAATTGTCACTGTAGGCGGGGATGTATAGCCAGTACCAGCCTCAGTAATGATGATGCTTGTCAAAACGTTAGCGGTAATAATTGCTTCGCCTTGAGCTTGTATGCCACCAGTTTGATTAGGTGCAGAAATATTGACTACAGGCGTAGTGGTGTAGCCAGAACCACCATTGGTAATACCTATCTGACCAACAGCCCCAATAGTTACAAGATTAGTTCCATCCCAAGAAAAAACACCCTTCTTAGGATCGCCAATAAGTACACGCTCGTCTTTCCACTGCGTAATATTTATGTTTGAAGACGAGAACGTGCTGGCATTTGCCACATTGCCAAGCGTGTCTGTATCAATTTCTACGTACTGTGCAGAACCATCCTGCTTAAACGCCAGCAAATAGTCTTTGTTATTGATGTTGGCAGACAGAAACGATGTAACCGTGTTGGCAAATACATGATTAGACGTATTTGCAGCAGGAACAATCTTTAAGTTGGCGTAACCAATAGGCATAGCGTTCTCAAGCCATGAGAACTCGCCCTTTTCCAAAGCCGTGCGGTTGGCTTTCGTGTTTACTCCACGAAATTCCTTAACGACTTCGTATGATTTTTTCTGTTCTGCCGCTGCCATGATTAGAACGGAGTGCTATAAGCATCAGGCAAGCGCCGTGTCATCACGGAAGTCAGCACAGCCTGAACTTGTTTGATGTATTCCTGCTTATATATCTCTGCTTCACCATAACTTTGCTCTTTGTACTTGGCTTTATATGCAGCGTAGAAGGCTACCGGGCTGGTGTAAGGATCAATAATTACATCAGGCGTAGTAGAAGTAGCCAGAGCAAGGTCTTGCGGGAGAATAATGGTGTCAATCTCAACGGTATATATCTGATCCGGTACTGGAGACAGATAAATAGTTGACTGACCGAAAATAGAAAAGGCTATTGGCCTACCAATGTAGTTTTGCCAGTAACGCAATTGTGCGTTGAATTGCGTCCAAGGCAAATACTGTAGAGGAACGCGGCTATTTCCCCAATACAAGTTCATGTTTACCACATCGAACGTATTTGTTCCCTGCGGTAAAGCCACATAATTCATTTTCTCAACATCGCCTACGTATTGCAGCGTCGCTGTTCCACTTGTGAATGGGGCTGACGGAGGATACATAACGTTTGCCGCTGGATAAGGCGGTGAAGAATCACCAGTAGTACCAGCCACAGTAACTTCATAAATGAAGATGTTGGAATAAAGATATTGCCCTTGCGTGACCGGCGTATTTGCAGTCCACGCTACAGGCTGAGTCGCCGTTGCTACAGGAGCAAGCGGGGTTTGGGTAATCTGGATAGTGCGGAGGCAACCAGTATCACGAACAACACGCTTCCTTGCGGAGTTAATGTAGTCCGTTAGCTCTGGATCAGAGTAGAAATTACCATTTGCATCATGCAGAAGCCTTCTGGTTTCCGTGATGTAACTGGATAAGGTTGCCATTTAAATTCCATACTCAAGCGGCTTTTTCGACCCTTCGCCCCACCCTGCCTTGCGGCAAAGGCGGGGGTACTAAGTCAATCGCCGGGGATAAGGAGCGATTCGGTGTCGGCTGTTCTTGGGCTATGTCAAACTTTTCAAGAATTTCCAATCCGGCAGGAATGTCATTCTTGGTTTTGGCAAAGCCAAGTCTAGCCAAAAACGGTTCTTTATCTTCCGACCCGTAACCGAATATGTGACGCGCAACTTCTACGGGAATCTCCACCGTTTCGTTCACAGGGAATTTATACGGTTTAAAAGCGTATTCGTCGATCAGAGGCTTATCGCTCCGATTGGTCACATAAACAGTTGTCATAAGCTAATTACATCACCGTAAACAGAAACATCGCACGTTGCGCTTGCGACATTAGTACCAACTTTCACATAAAGTGAACCGGCAGTATAAGCAGTAGAAGCGGCAGTCGTAGAAAGAGCTACATCCTGCCACTTGTCCGTACCCGTTACCGAAGTTAGTGTAACTGCATTGCTGACTGCATTCGTAGCATTCCCATCATTACTGGTGAGAATGGTTACGTTTGCAGCCGCAATGTTGCCGCTTGCATTGGTGACAACAATTCTGCGAACGATGTATTCAGTTCCACCCACGATAGGGATTTGTGCAACTGCATTGCCAGTAGCGTTCAACGAAACTTTGACTGCCGTGCCAATACGGAAGCTACCAAAACCATCTGGGTATAACGATCCTACATGGTTAGCATTCATGTCGGCTCCTTATGCGTAGGTTTCGCCAACGGCTTGACCCGCGTTCACTTGGAACAGGGTAATCGTCGGAGTACCAGACAGAACGTTTGCACGAATGTTCACGCCATCAGACACGAAATAACCACCAGCATTGTTGGCAACAACAACAGCCCAAGAAGCGTTGCTGATATTGCCAGTAGTATTGGTGTTGAGTTCGATAGTGACGTTAGCAGTCGGAGCGATGTAGTAATCGCCAGCAGGAACGGTCACAGTTGCATTGCCCGCAGCATAAGCTTGGAAGAATGCACCAGCGGCGTTAGTTGCTGCGCCAGCTACTAGGATTTTGTTAGACATGACTATTTCTCCTTAAAGTGTCAGCGAGTTATAGCCCGTCACCTTTGTCATCGACTTAGGCTTGGTGTTGACCAGTTCTGCAATCATCAGAACAGCGCCCACGTAGCCAATCTGCCAGTTCGGCAGAGTCGATTCAAAGCCCGTGAACACAAATGAACCCTGCTCATGGATGTAGAGCGACAGGTAGTTGCTGTTCAGGAAGTACACAGTACCTTCCGGGCAGTAGGGGTCAGGATAAATGGGAACGCCAGCAACCATCAGCGCACGGAAACCAGACTGAGGGCCATTTGCATCGCCATCAAAACCGGAACCCGGAGTGACAACGTATTGCTCTTGACCAACATAGTCTTGCGCCAGCAGCGTCCAAGTACCAAAGCCGCAAACACCAAACGACGGAACTTCAGCGCCGTTCTTCACAGTACCGGAAATGTACTGAAGGATGTTTTGACGGGTCGGGTTGACCGAACCGGCAGCGTAGGCTTTCGACTTCCACCAAGTGTAGGTCGAACGGTCAATGTTGCCGTAAGTGCCGGAATCCGACACAGCAGCGGGCAGACCGATGAACTGCTGATTGTTCGAGGTGTTGGTGTACAGGGCGGTTGCCATTGCATCCATCATCACGTTGGTCGCGTCGTTCATACGCGCTTCGATCAGAGGGATAACAGCAGCATCTTGCTGTACTGCACCTTCCATGCCGAGGAACGGCACAGGAGCAATCATCAGTTTCAGGTTGAATTCAGCGTTGTAAGCACCCTGCTGAACGGACGGTTGAGCGAACGAGCCGCTATAGTCTGACCACTGAGCGTTTACAAACTGAGAACCCTGAACGGGAACGGTTACGGACGAAACACCACCAGAAGCAGACTGACTGTTAGCAATCAGCGCCGCCATCAGCGGTGTTGAGTTATAAAGCTGTACAACAAGTTTTGGGATAAAGGCTCTGCGGGTTACGTACGTAAGTTCCGTGAACTGCGTACTCCCGCTAGCCGGTAGAATCCCTCCGCCGATAGGCATAATGAACTCCTTAATTAAAAACCCGGCTCATATCAGAGCCGTATAACAATCCGTCAACTAACCCTTTAGAAGCATCAATAACAATAAAGCCATTGTCTTCTAAAAGCTTTTTGGCGGCCTCAATTCTATCCCCCATTCTTTGGCCCTTCGGTTGTTGTACAAACCAAAGCTCCAAATTCTCAATTCTGTTGTCTTGCTTATCGCCATTCTTGTGATGCACGTTTTCACCTTGATTTAACCTTCTTCCAAGGTGTTGCTCCATCACAAAACGATGCTGCAAAACTCTTTTGCTATTGATGGTTTTATAAATGTAACCATCTTTACCAACTTTCCAATCAGACGATCTTGATTTGCTTCTTTGTTTAGCAGCACAAGATACTGAACAAAAATAAAATTCTTGTTCACGCCTAGAACTCTTGGTAAATAAGAATTCTTTTTTACACTCAGCGCATTCAGCACTAACTAAATGACGCTTTTTTCTTGTTTCGTAACCGCATTGCTTAGAACAATTATGAACCTTATGAGCCAAACTTGGCCTTGTTGCGAATTGTTTTTCGCAATTAAGACAAATTTTGCTCACAAGGCCCATATTGATTACAACCCAATAGGTTTAGGGTTGCGTCGCAATTCGTGTAATGCTTTAGCCGCCTCGTTACGCGCACCTTGTACGGGATTCTTCCAGTATTCAGACAGATTGAACTGTTTGATTGCAGAAGGATTGTAGCCAGTAGGCGTAGGTTTGGCGGCTTGTTGCATGTACTGCCAGTATTCGGCAGCAGCTTCGTGGTCAGCAATACCTTTTTCGAGCATTACTTTCTCCACTTGCTCAACCTGTTCATCGCTGTCTACCAAGCCCTTCTCTTTCAGCTTTGCACGACGCTTGTTAAGCTCGTCCATAGCATCACGCTCACGGAGTTTTGCCTCCATTTGCTCAACACGCTCATTGGCTTTACGCATTGCTTCCTCGGTCTTGTCTTCAATCTCAAGCTCCGGGATGGGCATATCTGGGTTGACTTCCTTCGTCAGCCGC